GAAATACGATTTGAAAAATCATTTGCTAGTCATGAAAAGTATAAATATATCAGTGAAAACTATATGTTACCAAAATGGTTTAACTATAATGATATTGATTGGGTAAGATATTATCCATCAAAAAATGGTAAGTTATATATACCTAATTCCAAAAGAACAATTTATATAACAACAACAAAAAAAGAAGAAATGTATATTTGTGATGATGAAAAAGTTAAAATACATAGTATATTCGTTAAATATTTAGCGTATTTAAATATGTATTTAAATACTGATAACGATTTAACTGATGAAGAAATAAAAATAATATTAAGTATTAAAATATGTGATTATGACTGGTTATTTATGTGGAGTAATCCAGAGTACGATAAAAATAATGAAGAATTACTTTTACAAAAAATATCAGTTTAAATTTACAAATACTTTCTATAATAAATTAATTTTTTTTTAGATAATATTATTGATGAAATTAAATATGTACCATTTACTAATTTAGATGCTAAACTAACATATTATATTAGTAGTATTGAATATCCACCAGAAGATTTTAATGAATTTTTATTTTGTTCAGCACTATATAGTGAATTTAAAGTTAGGATTACATTTATAAGAATACCTAAAATTGATGATAAATTTAAAATTAATTCAAGGTATTGGTTACTTGATAGCAAATCATCACAATTACTACGAAGAAGTAAAGTTTTAACAAAATATAAAATATATGATGGGATATGTAAAATATTAAATGATATATAAAAAAGAATTATAAATGATTTTTATATGGTTTAGGACTATATAAAATCGGCGTTTTAAATGTGCAAAGGTGTAATACACCATTATGGAATTTTGACCTGTGATTTAAGCATGCGATTTGTTCGATCCATAACGTTTAGTTATACGTTTTACCGATTTCACATGTTTGACAGACCGTTTATGTTTTTTTGTTTGTAGACGTTTTGATTTGCGTAAAGCACCAATACCGAGCCGTTGGGTGGTTTGTGATGGACGACACAACTCATTCAAACGTTTAAACTTTTCGGATGCATTCTCCCTGCAGTACGAGTTTTTATCCGGATGAAAGATCAACGCTTGACGACGGTAATCACTATCATGTTTACACGGCATCGGTTCCATCGATCGAGAGGGACACTTTTGGGTTAACAACACCGTTATGTTCTCAAATTTACGTTTCAACGCAACGTATTTTTCTAAAAACTCATCGACACGGTCCAAGTTGTCAAACTCTTCATTTTCCCCGTGTTCTACCGGAATGACGACCGAACAATCTGTCATCTTATCATATTCGTAGATATCTAGAAAAAACGAGTGATTAAACTCGATCTTATAAATGGTATCCACTTCCCATGAATTTTTAATCAACAAATAATTATCAAATGCTCCCACAATAATGACAAAATGTGCTTTGTGAAGATCTTCATCGTCATCATGACTATCTTCGATGCGTAACATAAGGTAGAGACCCTGATCGGTAAATTTCTTAATCTTCGCCATCGTAATACTTTTAAAATGAAACGTAATGAGTGAAATGTGATGTTTGACCGTAAGCCGTTTTACCGTATCCAGCGCATCCATTAAATCGGATCGTTGTTCAGGGTTGATGTGAGGAATGACGACCGAGTCATATAAATGAGGATAAATGGTCGATACCTGAGAGCATTCTAACCAGCCTACAGGACGGTAGGGTACCGTAGGAACATACGTTTGAAAGGAATGAAACAAATGTAAAAACAATAAGATTTTTACATACCCATTAAAGGTACAGTGATCCGGTTGTAATCGATAAAACAACGAATGGATAGAACTTGGCTTTAAGTCCGCCGTAAATGTATTTAACATATCATTACATTCGTTGTCTTGATAGTCCGTGGAATAGGAAAGTGGAAGCATCAATTCAAACACATTTTTAAGTATAACGCGTGAAAAGGCATGACGACCGCATACACCGTCTCCTCCTTGGGTAGTATGCATCGCGGACAATTGTCGTTTTATAGGAGCAGGGATAGGTGCTTCTTCATAGTCGGGTAGATGATGCAAGATCATGTCTTTGACTCCTTCTACATAAATGACGTTAGGATTCTTATCCAGAGCTCGACGAACTAAATCAGGGGTCATGTCCTCTTCCAGTACTTTTGCCAAGTTGGCGGCATTATGTTCGATGGCAATTTCATAAAACCTCGAATCCTCCCGTTTAAATTTATCGGGAACAAAAGGTAACGCATCACCCGATTTACGTATGGCGATGAGACATAACTCTTCTGTTTTTTTTACGGAAGGGATAACCTTTAAATATACCCAATGTTCATTCATGAGTTCTCGGAGCATATCCTCGGTTAAAAATTGAGGGATGACATTTTCAAGGACGCGCGGATTTACTCTTGCGGCAGCCATAATGACACGAGGATGATTACGATACTTTAATTTGGAAATATTGAGGGGTGTCGCCTCCGCCCGCTTGATATCTTCAATGATTTCTTCTTCAATAGGGATTTCTTCATAATCGGACCCTTCATCCGTAGGCATATACTAACATGGTATAATTTCGAGATGAGGTCGAGTTAAAAACCCGAGTTCATACACATGCTCATTTATATAACCTCAAAATAGATGCCACGACAGGACTTCTCTGAACATCCTCAATATCAAAATGTACATGTCGAATGGTCGGGTCACTACAATTCTGAACACGATGATAAAAATCAGCCAGTCCGTTGGATTCCATCCGATCACTCTGCAGTAAATCTCCCGTAATGGCCATTCGCGAACCTTCTCCCATACGCGTCAACATCATGAGCATTTGATTCGGGGACGAATTCTGCATCTCGTCCGCTACCAAAAAGGCTCGTCGAAAGGTTCTTCCTCGCATGTACGCCAACGGCGAAATTTCAATTGTTCCCTTTTCCATCAAACCGCGTATTTCATTCCCTGTATAAAACTCCGTCATGATGTCCATCATCGGACGAATCCAAGGATCCATCTTTTGTTTCATCGAGCCGGGTAAAAATCCCATCTCTTCATCCACACTGACTAATGGTCGCGTCAATACGATACGATCGACGTCGCCCATACTTAATGCTCGAACGGCAGCATGACACGCAAAGGCGGTTTTGCCACATCCAGCAGGTCCTACCCCTGCCAACACAGTAACTTCAGGATCGGCCAATAAACGACAGTATTCTTCCTGATTTTTACCAATCGGTTTCAATCGAACGGGTCGGATCTCACATCGCTGTTTTGCTGCATTACACATCGATGTTAATAACAAGACTTTCCTCATATACACAAAACTATATATACCTTTATATCCTATGGAACTTCTACTTCCCTTTCGTTTATTGGATAGTTTTTTGACATTTCTAAGAAAATACATGTCGTGGACGAGTCTACAACGAAGGTTTAAAACCAATTAAATAGATGGCACTAACTACAATAAATGTCGAATCCATCACCGAATCCGATGAATGCAATTGGAGCAACCTTCATGTCCACTCGATTGAATGAGACAACGTACACTTATCAAATCGATCAACTACGGAAAGAACTGGAGGAGGAACGAAATGAACGTAAAAAACTTCATGTTGCCTTCAAAGAATTTGAACAACACCTCTACACACGTATGTTTTTAAATTCACAATCGGAAATTTTTAGTATACGCGGAAGTAAAGCCGTCAATACGTTTATTGCGTTCTTACGAAAAACGTACATGAATGAAGATGACTTGGAGCAGATGTTGATGTTCAATACCCAACAAGATCTTCATCACTTTGTCATCAATCATCCTCTTTATCTTCAACATGAATTAGACAAGTATACCGAATTCAATCTTCCGTAAATCTCGTTTCGAAATCGTACTCGGAAACTTTTTTCTATCTTGAAAAAAGATTCCTCGATGACCTGCAATATAACTCTCTAGATCATACCGACATACATTTGCAGGATAAATGATGGAAAACTGTTCTAAAATGACATCCATGTATCGCTCGGGTAGGTGGGAAAATTGCAATAACGTGGCGGCTCCAAAAGGCGAAATGCCGATGGCATGAAGTCCTCGAGAGGTTCCACGTTTTTGGTAGACATCATGGCCTTGAATAGAGAGATCGGTCTTCTCCGCGGTATGGATTGCTTCGCATACACCTAAATAAAAGAACATGGGGGAAATGGCTTCATATTCGATGATTTCATCCACATGGATCTCTTCCAAAAGGTTAATGTCATCTTCAAAGACGTAAGCATACTCGCCTCGAAGCGCAATCTCTCGATAAATAAGTTGCATGCTTATTTTATTGGAAAGGACCTTATCTGGATGTAGAAAGGGTCGTACGAAGATGACTTGAAACCCAACATCTTCCAGTATACGTTTCGAGAATTGTGCTCTCTCGGATTGAGGGGATACGGTCAATAGATAGGCGGTGCGCATACTATGATACTCTAAAAAATGTATACTTTCGGTCCTGAACTATTTACTCGAGTCCGCGAAGAAGATCATTCTCCTTCTTGAATCGATTCTTCTTTTGCCGAAGACGCGTCATTTCCCGACCCCATTCCTCCTTCTCTCGACGTAAGTTATCCACCTCGGATTGAAGATCATCGCGCTCCTTGGATACCTGAGTGTAGGCCTCTTCCCAATCGTCGCGGTCAGATTCGGCCTTTTCCTTCAAATGTACCTCCGATCTTAGACCATCCACTTCCCACCGTAGTTCGTCTCGTTCGTTCTCGTACTTATCCCGTAGCCGCTCTGCTTCCGCATGTTGGAGTGTCATCTTGTCCAACGTCGTCTTCGTATCATGATAATCAAACCGAAGTGAATCCAATTCGAGTTCGAGTGTCTCGTTGGTACGCTCTGTAGCGGAAAGAGACCGTTTTAGGTCGGCGTTCTCCGCTTCAAGTAGGTCGAGGTCATTCACGTCGAAATGTTTGACCGCCTTGTATTTGGTCTTGAGGTCGGTATACTTGGCCTGCAGGCGATCAAACTGCTTTACGGATTTGCGAAGGGAATCCATCTCTATGTTTGTACTACTCCACGGGTGTAGTATCAATTTTTTCGTTTGCGGCGTGAGATACGAGATTGACGTCGTTTTAACTGAATCAACTTCCCTAATTTATGAATGATGGGAATATCTCCGACATGAGATTGCCATATACCCGAGTCGTTTTTACTTAAAAATATTTTTAAACTGGTCATTTCTTCCTCTAACGAGATGGATCCTGCAGGACGGGGCGACAACATCGTAACAAACGTAGGACCTCGTTCTGAAATGGTTACTCGTATGAACGCCATAGTATACTTATTACATCTTTTTTCATTTAAAACACCCATTATAATAAAAATGAAATGCATTTTGTAAATAACTATGTTATAATATGTCAGATTGGGGTGAAATTAAAGTTACTAAAATTGATAGCTCTGATTTTTGGTGTATATTTGATGAATTATGTGATGATAATAGCGGGTTTTATAATAACAGAAGCAGTATTTTAGAAGCGTATAAAAATGGGAACTTATATGGATTAAGAGTAAATGAAACTGATAAAATGTATGAAAGAGGAGCAAGAATAGATAATATATTTTGTGAAAATTCTTGGTATTTACTACCTTGCTTTTGCGTAAAAGAAAATAATAAGGCAATTATGATTTGGACACACACGAGAGCAAGAAAAATGGGATTTGCTAAAAAATTAGTTGAATTATTAGACATAGAATATGCTTATAACCCTCTTCCAGATAGTATAGATTTTTGGAAAAAATGTAATGTAAAATGGGTAGTTTAAATGATAAAAGGTGTAAAACTTAAACAATACATTTTAGATGTTACTCATGGAGACAACCTTCTTTAAGGTAGAGACTCCGCGATCGGTGACCTCCGATGATATCCGCTATCATTTTACGGTAATGTGGGAAATCGATGTACTTGAGATTCGATTACTGTCCTCAATCGAGAAGAACATTTATTCGGTCAGGACGAATAATACAGTACTACTTACTTCACATGACATGTACGTACGAAATGGTCCATGGCGACTGTTTTAATTTTATCCATATAAAGTATGTTCTATGTATACTTTAAAAGTGGTACAAAAGACTTGTCAGCGTTAGACATTCATGAAGGAGAACGGTTAAGAGTGGAAGATTTAGACGATGAATTGTGCAGAGGCACATTTACCAATCGAGAAATCATTCTTTCGTTCAATCAAGCCGAATTCGTCCTTTATCATAAAACGGAAGATAAGGTAACCGGAATTGCCTGTATATCCAAGTACGGAAACATGTGGGAAATTACCCACATTTGTTCCGCCGCTCAAGAAAGAGGATTGGGTTCCCGAATCATTACTAAACTGAAGGAGATTGCCGGTACGTACCCGCCTCCCCTTACCTTATATGGACTAGGATTGTATCCTGCATCGGAACAGTTATATTTGAGAAATGGATTCGTGGACAATCGTTTTGAAATTGGACGAACTCGTAAAGGAAAACGAAAAGGAAAAAAGAAAGGAAAGACAAATCGTAAGGTCATTCGTAAGTTTGTTTTTGTCGTTAAAAAAATGTAGTTTAGTATACTTGAATCTTAAAGACAAAACACAAGAAACGGAAGAAATAGAAAGAGGAGGGCGCAGCGATTGGCAGTTCGACTGGTACGCATGATATTTTCTTTTCGACATCAAGTATACATCAATTTATTTTAGACAAGTAATGTATGTTATCTGTTTTTTCATCCAAATATAAAAAATTGGATGAAATGGTAGAAGACCACCGTCTCTCTTATCATCGAGATATTTTCTATCATCCGTCGGAGTTTATTCCGTTGACCTGTATGACCTTTCAACCCACAGACTTGTATCAATTGTTTTTGATTGATTTATCGATGTATTTTGTTCCTGTCCAGCATTTTGTAGTGGTCATCAAACGATTGATCATGAGTGGAGGACATCGAGCCAGTGATATTATTTTTAGTCCTCCTCGATTCGAATACTACAGTATGGGATTTGGATCGGGTCCAGAGGGGAGTTATGTACTGGAATCACCTGATCCTGGATTCAGAACTATCGCCAAAATTAAAGAATATGCGGATCATGCCTTACCGAGTACACCACAATTTATGCCGTTAGGACAGTATGCAGACAAGTTGAACGAGTTAACGTCTTCGTATACGAAGGGAGGATTTTTAAGACATCGACAATCGACGGGGTATTTTGCAGTTCATTCGTCCAAAAAATATAGTGTGACGGGGGATATGTGTCTTACAGGGTTTGATAGTATTTTTCCGGTTCCTACCGATAAACTACATTCACTCGAACGCCTCTGTTTCTTTGCTGCAACCGGAAAGAAGCCTCGTACACGAAAGACACGTTTAAAGACACGTCCAAAGACACGTCCAAAGACACGTAATTCGCCGAAATAGATTGTATACCTATACTTTATGAAGACCCGAAAGAAGAGACTTACCAAGGCTCAACATTTCACTCGACTTGCAAAGTTATATCCTTCCTGTAAACACGATTTGGTATTTCGTGCCTCGTATGAAGGACATAACATAACTTATGGAGAAATGGAATATGAAGGGATCAAAACCTTATATGAACATGCTCTGAAACACAGTCCAAACATCAACTGTTTTATCGATATTGGATCGGGAAGAGGTAAATTGTGCATGTACATGGCGGCGTATCCTGAAATTAAAAAAGTGATTGGAATTGAACTGATCCAAGAGAGACATGATGATGCCGAAAAGTTAAAAGCCGATTTAGAAAGTCCGTTTTCCAAAAAAGTACAACTGATCCATAAGGACTTATTTGACGTCAAATTTCCTCATCAGGTCTCGTTGGTATGGTTCAGTAATTTATGTTTTTCTCCGGATAACACCAAAAAAGTATTTGAGAAAATCAAGAATGAAATGCCGAAAGGGACGATTGTGTGCTGTTCCAATCCACCGGATCCCGCTTTGGAAACCATCGAAATTCCGATGTCATGGGATAAGAAGAGTACAGTTCATTTATTCGTCATATAATCTGTATACATGATATGAGTTCGGGAGAGGAAGAAGAAGTTGATGGTACAGAACATCGACAAAGACGTCTTGCTGCCAATAAAGCTAAAGTTCAAAAAGCGGCCAAAGCATTTGCTGCAGATGCTCGAGGAGCCGATGTAGATACGTTACGTGAAGCCGCTTCTCGAATGGGACATAAAGTAGGACTCGTCATTCTTATCAAAGCTCATGGAGTAAAACTTCCGGGTACAGCATACGTTATACCCCAATTGATTTACATGTCTCAAACACATGGATGCATTAATTTTAATAACCGCTTCATCCACACTGTGTTGGAGGGTAAAATTCGACAAGAACTTTCTCCTTATCCAACCTCGGAAACGATTCCTTCGGATGCATTATATACGATTGTGGGGAGACATCTTCATGATGAAAAACAGAAAACACTTGATCCATCGGTAAGAACTAGATCCGTTCACGATTTAGATTATGTATTGTCGAGGAATCATATTGGATGGAGTCATCCCCGAGATCCTATTGCAGACCGACAATTTACAAAAGAAGATCCGAATCCAAAAGAAGAGGAATCTGCATCCATCCAAGTATTATTCCAACATGATGCCGTAAAAGGGGATCGTCCCGTAGGACATAATTTTTTTGATGAAAAACCAGTGTGGAACTTAAGTGAACTTCTTCTTAATTTTGACATACCTAAGGGAATGTATGCTGTGGTGGTTTCTGCAGCGTGTGAAGCATTTGATTATAATGAGGCGGGCGAACTTGATGATGAATCTCCTCGAGAAAAATCGGCCCCTTATCGAGTGAAGGGTAAATTAAAGCGGAAAACGGTGCGAATCAAAAAATTGAAACGGTTTAGGTCGAAAAGGACTCGTGCAAAATGAGCGGATCGGTCTTTGTTTATACCACTCAGGGAAAGTATCGCAAGACCAAGATGGCCCAGATCCGAAAGAGTCCCCACAAGTCGCGCGCGATTCACCGAGCACGCGATCTCAAGTACAAGGATGATGGGCGAGGCGAAGAGGCACCGGTCGACATGTTCTACGAAGAGCTGAACTCCAAGTTATCCTCTCGAAAAGCAACACCCTTCTCTATCGTACACATGTACGAGGACTTCGCCTACAAGGCGACCAAAACGGCGCGCGGATACGACGTGACGATGGAAAAGGTCATCAAGGAGTGGGTCATCGCACGAGGCGTCTACTATCCCAGTCCTAATGCACCCAGCATCACGATGCTTCACGAACTTGAGGGGCGGCAGGTACATCTTATGGTGCACGACAGGATGATTACAGAGCCTAACTTTGGACGAAAGGGTAAGTACAAGGTGGTGTTCTAAAAAAACGGGGGGCAACCCCCACTTTTTTATATAAAATTGAAACGCTTTTCTCTTGTAAGAAATGATACAGACAAAGATGCCCGCGCCTCGTTGCCCCGCCATTCACAAGCCGCCGGCCGACTGGGAGAAGTGGATTGAAGACTACCTCAAGTATGACTACCGAGTGTTTCCTCGGGAGATGAGGACGTTCGACGGATACAAGAAGAGTCGCCACATGTACGTGGGGGAAAGCAGGATCCAGCGAGCGTGGAAGTACTACGTGTACTGGGAGTTGACCGGTCGCAAGCACCGAACGCTGACAATATGAGCAAATCGGGATAGACGTCTATCCCTTTTTATAAATCAACAAAATTGATGGCTCTTTTTTTCTAATCTATCGATAACATGGAGTCTGAACTGAAACAAAACGTAGGGTGTCTTATCGGAGCGAACAAGAAACTAAAATCAAAGATTCATGAACTGAATCGAAAGATTGAAGATCTTCTTCTTGAAAATCGTAAACTGAAACGAAAGATGTATACACAAATCATGAAACAAGACATCGAAGAACATTTAGATCGCTTATGTAAATAGAGTTAAGCACAACTTCAGTATACAAGATATGAAGTTTCTTTTATGGATGGCCGCTCCTCTATGCAAGAACTGTGTTCACTACAAGCCGTACAAATACAGTAGTTTTGAAACTATATCCGGCGAGTGTAAGAAAGCAAGTACAGTCAATCTCGTTACGGGAGAAGAAACCTATTCGTATGCATCCGAAGTTCGACGAAAAGAGTGTGGACCTGAAGGTACACTGTATGAACCTGAACCGAATCTTCTTGTCAAAAAGACACTTCATAACGGATTTGTCAATTTTCCGTTTATCCTCATGGGAATGACCTACTCTATCCTACTTTACAGTCTTACGCGGATCTAGTGTTTTTTAGAAGTATACTATATGCCTTATTTCATCATTACGGCCGGAGCTACGGGAGCAGGAAAAACAAGTCTTATCGAAAAAACGATGGATCATTTAGGTCTTCAGGAAGACGTTGTGAAGATTCTCATCGATGATCTTGTAGAACAGAATGCTACCTATAAGAAAAAGATATTCTCCATTTTAGATGATATACGAAGAGAGTGTAAACACCAGCCCAAATGTATCCGCACTACGGTGAATGAACTGTCGGATGACATGCTTACTAAATTTGGGAATGCCTATTTTGAAACACGGAAAGGTTCTTATTGTGTTCCTGCACGAGAAGAAACGTGTGATCAATTGAATGATACAAACCTCAAAGAGGCCGTTCGAGATCGTAAACATGTCGTGTTTGAAACTCAAGGAAAAGAGATTCCTACATGGCTCTTAAATCCAGATTGGATCCCTGAAGATTATACGGTTGTCATGACGTTTTCGCTGGTAACGTTCGATCGATTACTGGAACGAAATACACGCCGTGTGCGTAGCAATATGTTAAGGTTCTATATCGACCAGAGAGGTCCTGCACCTCGACTCCCCGAGATTCGAGCTAAACCATTCATAACCGTATTGAACTCCATTCATAAAACACTCCTTACCCTGTACCCCCAATGTATTCAATCGATGCATCCTGAATGTGGAACTCGCAAAATTAATCATTTATTGTTATTTGACAACAACCATAAAATGACACTTCTGTTTGATAGTCAAGAGGAGGTATCCTTTGATGCGTTTGCTACCTTAATTGAACCCTATTTCCCGCATGTTTCAAGTCAGACAAAACGGGTGCATACCATCAAACGAGCATTAACTCGACGAAAAAGTGTTTCCTATCGAAAAGGAACTCCATTTTAATCTACGATTAGGGTATGTCTGCATGCAAACCTCCTCGTCACTGGATTTCCAAAACGAAAAAGTGTCAAACGTTCAAACGACACAAGTCATGGACAAAGTGGACGGATAGTCTGACGTCGGCATGGGCGAGGCGAGCCTGTCAAGAAGTCGGCATGCGATCTACTCAGTTTTTGGCCGAAGAATTACGAGGAACGGCACAGGAGATGGTCGACTTCATGATGTATGAGCCTACGATCAAACGAATTCGAGAGATTCCTTATCAAAAGGTAGATGGAGAGTATGCGTTTGATGAAAGGGCCCTCCAAGCGGCGTACCCCAAAGTATCGACAGACATCATTCATGAGCTTCACTTGTGTTTGGAATTTTATGTGTGCGTGTTGATAAAAGAAGCGGCGATATTGGCGAAACAAAAGGGTCTCAAATCCATTCAAGCAAAACACATTTCAGCCATTCGACTCAAGTATATTACCCCTGAAATGTGGGAGAAATATGAATAAAATGTATGCTTATTCTATGGCACCAGGTACAGTGATGGCACCTGATCCGCGCGAAATTCGGAATCTTTCAAATCTCGTTCAAACGGATATTGAAGATCGTCGGATGATGGGACCTTTATCGAGAGAAGTACTCGATGACATTTTAGGAAATTTATGTGAAGGAATCCATTCGATCGAGTTGCTGAGGGCTGTTCTACGAAGGTTGGTGCATCTAGGCGTAATTAAACAAGAAGACAGAGATAGAACAGAAGCATCCTTTCAAGCAAGAGGAATGCTTCGCAAGTCAAGAAAGCGGCGTAGACCAAGAAAGCCTACGAAGAGACGTGTCAGACGTTCCTCTTAAACTTCGGCAAACTCTTATGTTTTAGCGTCTGTTTTAATCGTATTTGTCGCTTTGCTTGACGAGGATCAATCTCACTCGTTGTGAGAGGCGTCTTTTTGGAGATGCGTCGTGTCGGACGGTACACCGGATATGCTTTGTGTCCAATATCCATCCATTTTTCTTGAAACCAACGTCGTAAAGCACGAGGTTGATTGTCATCTTGATAGGTTCCGCCTAATGATTTATATGTTTTTACGATCCAGCCGCTTTTGTACGCGGACGGAACCGCGTAGATCTTATCGGCTCTCAGTTTGACTTTTGCATAGAGAGTGGGGTTGGTCGGGATCGGCATATCATAGTATAAGAAATCATTTAGGGCGCCGAGTTCTCCTCTTAGGTTTGCGACGTCTCGACCGTTTTGCTAAAAAACCCGTACCTTTAGGTTTACCCGTAAATGTATGAAGATTACTAATTTTAACTTCTACTGCCCTAAATGCATCAGGATCTCCATCAATAGGCTTACGTATAAATCCATGTGCAAATCCATGTGTAATTCGAACTGCGTCAGCTTCATTCAAACTGTGTACCCACCTCCAATACATAGCTGGAGTTGGCTTACGTCCTGGATGTGCCGCTAGGAATGCACTTGCGTATTCATCATTAGTGCTTAAAAACTTATCCATCTCGTTTTCACTTTTGTTATTGGCTTCGATAACTTGATTGTTGACTGCGTGGGAACCATCTGATTTAATGGAAGCAATATAGGGAAAGGGGTCTCTTTGAGGAGATGTATCTGAAGAACTCGAACTAAAACTCATACTATAAACTTATATTTTATCGCCGTGTACCCCGCGCCTTTCGGAGCTTTCTACGTCTCGACCGTCTCGCTAGGAATCCCGTTCCTACGTTTGTATTCTTGACACGCGGGAGGCCTCGATCAATTCGTAAGTGTTGCTCTTCCTCAAACATGCGGACAGCATCTTCAAGTCCCTCAGAACCTTGAGGTTTTCCTGACATTTTTGTAACAAACAACGCAAACTCTTCAGGACGTAAACCCTCTACCCATCTCCTCCAACTTACCAGTGTCGGTCGTTCGTTGGGATGCGTCCTCACGAATTCTTTTGCAAAATCAAAACCACGACTCTGTAACGCTTTATTGTGGAAGTGTGTCGATGTTTCGTTGTGTTGGACAACTTGATTATCCAGAACAGGGCTGCCTTCTGCGTTGACTGCATACCCTAACATAGCGGCTCTTGTTCTACGAGTTTGTTTACGAAGTCTACGGGGGGTGATGGCGGGATCTTCTCGTAGTTGGTCCTCCATGATTTTCAGAGCTCTTGGAGTAGGGGGAGTCCCTTTAAATTCTCTTTCTAAAATTGCACGCAATCTATCGGAAGGTTCTGTTACAGGTCTTTCATACGGAGGGGATACTGAACGAAAACGTGCACGGACCCCTTCTAGAGGTGATTTACGACTTGCCATACTATATATCTATATTTTAACGCCGAGTACCCCTTTGGGGTCCCTTTCGGCGTTTTTTTCTACGCTTTAGGGATAACCTTCCTTGATTATTCTGGGCCGCATCAAGTGCACGATTTCTCGCCTCAACAACTTGGTTGTCAAACTCCGGTAACACTTCCACTCCAAGCGCACGTACTCTTTCATTATGTGCTGCTAAGGCTCTTCTTGGGGTAAGGGGCATGCGATCGGTACGTTCACGGGGTCCTCGAGGACCTTGGTCTATATCAACTAGATGCAAATCAGTAACTCTACTGTAAACGTTCCTAATCAACCTACCTATATCAGATGTACCAGCCGATTCTGCACGATCTAGTTCATCGATCGTTTGTTCTAATGCAAGTCTTTCTCGTAGATCAGAAAAATGTCTTGTTTGTTGTAGTGAACGGATTGCATGTTCTAACGCCGTTTTAATTCTCATGAGTTCAGCTCTTTTTCGCTCATTTCTTTCGGATCGTATACTTTGTTCTAAACGTGCTAAAAAACGCGTCCTTCTTGTTTCTCTAGCTCTCGGACTGTCCATATCCTAGAATAATATTAAAAATAAATCGCGTAAGGAGGATATGAAGTTCCTTTTATGCATGGCCGTTCCCTTATGTAAAAACTGTATACATTATTCTCCTCCGATCGATCGAAAGTTTGAATCGAGTCTTTCTACCTGTAAACGAGTCGGTACGATCATCCATGATGAAATCGAGTATTCTCGTGCAATCGAAGTACGCGAGAATGCATGTGGCGGATTGTTGTATGAAGAAGAACCGCGTTTACCTGCAAAGCGATTCCATCACAATCTAAAACGATATGGAGTGTATACAGGGTATGCCCTCTTGTATTTAACGATCTTTGCACTGACCAAGATTAAGGCATGTATTTAATATAATGGTATACTATGTTTAGTAGTTATGGACCAGAATCTAAAGTAATAGATTATTGTAAGCCATCGTATAAAATAGGACAACAATTTGTTGGCACTAAAGACTCTCAGAAACTACAATATAAACTTACCGGAATATATTGCAACATACCCGATCTAATAACCTAACTGGACAAGTATCCAAATATAAACGAATCGATTCTGCAACAACCGTGAGGGATTTATTAAACTTTATGACAAGTTATAGGTATTCCGACGCATATGCGATGGGATCTCGACTTAATTGTAAAAGTATAATTTGGAAATATATATTAACTACAGGGATTGATGATAACGATACCATAGAAACTGATGGAGAGGGGTTGAAATCCATGATAAAGAATGGATCTATCAAACTTCAAAGCGGATGAAGTAATACATTTAGAAAGCGTAAGACCCGCAGAAAGGTTCGATCTCTAAAATCAAAATAATCTGTATACTAGGTATGCCGAATATCCTGACGGACTTCTGGAAAGCAATCAACCCTCCGTTTAGACAAACTCGCAAGTCAAGAAAGGTGCGTAAAATTCAGAGTCCGGCATCACCTCCGATGCGTTTCCCTACATCAAGAATTAATAAAACAGCGAGAAGATCCTTCCGGCAAAAACAGAAAGAGGAACGACTTGAAGAGATAAAAAAACGAGTAGCTGAAAGGAAGCTGCGCGAGTTGGAGACGCTTCAGGAATTGTCTCCTCGCAAACGACAAACCCGAACTAAAACGCGTTTAGATTAACGTCTGCGTTTGGTAGGTTTGGCGCGTCTGCGTTTGGTAGGTTTTCCTTTACGAGTAGGGCGTTTCATGTACCCACGAGTAAGAGGAGGGGGCATCGGTACACCCTCTTCATGCATTCTCAACATATCCAGCATCGCTGGGCGAAACTCTACGAAAGTATCCGACCGTCCGGGAATGCTTACTTTATTGTTGGACAGCCACCTTGTAAGAGTCGCTGCTGTTGGAAGGGAGTTATGGTGTTGAGCATACTGCTGGGCTGCATGAAAGTTCTCTAAGTTAATTCGATCGCTCATACTATATAAAATATAAAATAATGTATGTTGAAATTTGGAGATCAATTTGATAAAGTTCCTAAACGTAAAAAAACAATCGTCGTATCCAGATATAACGAATCGTTAGAATGGATGCGTACTTTACAATTGCCTCCCGAATATTCCATCGTCATTTATAACAAAGGAATCAACACCCATTTTTATGTACACCCCAACGTAAAACGCATTTTTACTTTACCAAATGTAGGTCGATGTGATCATACCTATTTATATCATGTAGCAACCCAGTATAACTTCTTAGGAGACGTTGTCATTTTTTTACCGGGGTGTTGCAGTACCCCGTATAAGTTTGCGACCATGAAACGTATGATGTTGGAAGTGGAAAAGACGGAACAGGGTGTGTTCCCTGCCATCGAAAGGATGAATGATCTTAAACAAAATTTTTATCATTTTCAAATCGACGAATGGCAATCGACGACAAGTGAAAATTACGAGGCCAATCCTGAACGAAAGTTGACACCTGCCAACATTCGTCCATTTGGAGAATGGTTTCATCATTTTTTTAAAAATCGGCGAGTCACCGCAAATCAATTGTGGGGTATTTTTTCAATTTCTAAAAAAGACATTCTTCAACATTCACAAGTGTATTATCAAACATTTCTTGCTGAATTTGGAAATAGTTCCAATCCAGAAGTAGGTCATTATTTTGAGCGAAGTTGGGCAGCTGTATTCGGTCCGTTTCGGTATACGGTCATCATTTGAAAAAAGCGTATTGCTACGCGATTTTGTCTTGAGATCATGGAATACCGGGGTAGGCTACTACGGAATCCCAATAGGTCTTGTACGCATCGTCATCGTCGACGTACGCGAAGGTGGGTTGCTTCTTGAAGGATTCTACGAAATCCGCTAGCTTTTGGCGAGCCTTGAAGATGCGCACGTACTCCTCGATCTTTGCCTGCCGAGCAGCCTCAATCACCACGATGGAATTCTGAGACATCTCTCTGTACAAATCCTTAAGAGTAAAAACTGTTTCAATTTTTATTCTTTTTCTTAGGGGGGACGGTTCCACCATTTCGAACGCGACGAAGTGCAGATGCCACATCGGCCGGAGTTTCGTGATGATTGGATGTTTTTAAATAGGATACGCGAGCATGGGTGCGTTCAGACGAAGAAAGTACACCCACTTTAGGTTTAATGTTTTGGTAGACATGTTCGTCGGCGAATTGTCTTCCTTGAGCTACAGAAATATCGGGTACGATGGCGTTCATAAACTAGAAGAAGATAAAAAAGGTCTCCCGCCGGAGCCTTTTTTTTTGTTTAGGCGATGTAGGCCTCGTAAGCCGCGGCAGCCATCTCCGTCTTGCCCTTGACAATGTTGACGCTATCCCCTCTGACGGCTTCGAATGCGTCCAACGCTTGTCTCCACGCTGCATCGGCTTCCTCCCATGCCTCTAGTAGTTCCTCGGTTTCGCCGAAGGTGTCCAAGTCGTTCTCTGCCTCCTCCACCCTGTGGTACGTGTCCGCGCACAGCTGAGCCAAATCGATGTGGTTGTTCATGAGGATGACGTGAGCCGCCTGAGCAGCTTCCTGCTCGCGAAGCGCCTGCTCGTAGATGGTTTGGCGACGGTTCTTAGAAAGCTCCATTTCTGGTATGTATGTCCTTCTTGGGAAAAACTGTTTCAATTTTATTTAGTTTGAAATAAAATGATTTGAAGTGTGGTAAGGTAAGATAGGTAGATGGAGAAACAACAGATCATCGATACCTTCATGGAGAAAGTAAAAGGAGTACCGATTCATACCGAGGGAAATGTCCATCACTGTGGAAAACATGGCCACTGGTTAGAAACGAGGATGGGACTCACTCACAATTCTAAAAATGAACCGGACATGTATGGATATGAAATGAAAACGGGAGAGACCGTAACTACGTTTGTCGATAAGGCACCGGATCGAATGATGATTGGTGGAATGGAAATTCAAAAACGAGATAAGTTGTCCAAAACCTTATTTTGGGATAAATATGCATCAAAAAAGGAATCCAACCATAAAACGATTGGTGGATGGAGTGTGGATAAGTTTAATAAATCCGGTCAACGGTTGATCGTCGATGACAACAACCTTCATATTCTGTACGATTTCCAACATGACATGAGAGAGGATAAGGAAACACTCGAATTGAACAAAACGCCCCATAAGATCATGGAATGGTTCTTCTCTACGCTAAAGCAAACGATCGAGAACAAGTTCAATCAAAAAGGGTTCTTTAAATGTAAACGAGTGGGAAATACGTACGAAAAAATATGTTTTGGGGGCCCCATTACCTTTGATCGATGGATCGATGAAGTGAAAAGGGGTGTCATTTATCATGATGGGTACTCCAAATTGAATGGACGAGGCCGTCATGTATTTCGTGCATCGAATGCCTTTTGGGAGGGTCTCATTACGGAAGAGTATTGAGGATGTATTTTCCTAAATGATAGGCAAATTTACATGCAACCGCATTCCCAATTTGCATGATGACATCTTTATTGGATCCTTCGATGATGTAGTCATCAGGGAAACTTTGGATACGTTTGAGTTCTAGAATCGTCAATCGTCGAATGTCCGTATCACTATATTTGACAAGTGCATCGTATCCATCTTTCCAGTATCGAGCGGGAATCGTATACGAGGGTTTCTCCACATCGAGCATTTGAGCACCGAATCCAAACCCTTTTTCTTTATTGACCCCTTTCTTGTTGGCGATTCCGGCGAGGGCCCGTTCACTCAAATAATACTTCGCGTCAACCTCTTCTCTGGGTAAGAGGATTGTTTTGACAGGAATCCGTTGAAGCGGTGAGGCGATGAAAGGAACAGGTTCTTTCGGGAAAATCTCTAGATCTTTTCGAATCCCGATGATGATTGTACGACGACGATTTTGAGGTACTTCAAAATCGCTCGCATATAACTTGTTAATGATACAGTTATAATTTCGGGTCAGTTGTTCCATGATGATGTCGATGACCTTTTCACCTGCTGATGTTTTTTTGGAGAGCATGCCGATGACGTTTTCCATCAGAAATGCTTTCGGTTTAAAATAGTCGAGATACTTGACGTATTCCATGAAGAGGGCATTTCGAGGATCGTTTTTATCGCGTTTTCCAGCGATACTAAAACTTTGACAAGGAGGACCGCCGACGATGACATCGACCGGTTGATTCTCTTTGTTATATAGTTCGTTGAATCGTTCGGGAGGTAATTGGGTGAGGTCTTCACAGTAGGCTTTATGAGAAAAGTTTTGATTGTAGCTATGAACGGCCTTGTCCCAGATGTCGATACCGGCAATAATGTTCAAACCGGCATCGGTCAATCCTTTGGACATTCCGCCACATCCACAAAATAAATCAATCACATTTAAAGACGTTTCCCGTTCACGTATGACCGGAGCGACTTTAGGCTGAAGCATCTCAATCAGTTGAGCTTTTGTTTTAGAACTGTAGTGAGTAAACCCCTGTTCTTTGCACCGCTTCAGTAATTCTGCGCGGGTATCCATCGATACACTCCCTCTTTGTACTGGAGATTATCAATTTTATTAAAAAAAGTGTATATGATTTAGAACCAGTCAGGGCGAGCACGCTTCTTCCACGTAGCAATCTTCGCCTTGTCGCCTCGGTAGTAAGCGCGATACGCTTCGACGGGGTCCGCGTTCTTATACTGATCCGGCATCGCCTGTGCAAACGGGGTCAGACCGCTTTCAGGGAAGGTTTCGGGAATGTTCTGACGAAGTAGCTGGGCGATGATATAAGACTTGTGCGTTTTCGTATGCCCTTGACGAAATCGCCACTCTTCGTGAAGAGCATCGACCAAATCGAGTGTCCAGATGAAGTTTTCGCGAGAAGTGCGGCACCAGATCGAAACCGGATGATTCTTGTGCGCTAGACGGTAGATGCCTTCGGGAGGGGTAGCGCTCAAAACACGAACGGCCGTACAAAGCATTTGTACAGCTTCTAGAAGGATCTTGTGGACGTGCTTGTCGATCATGGATTCCGCACACTCGGCATGAAGGAGCGAGAGGATGAAGAGATTCATTTTGTATCAGCAAATGGATGCGTAATCCATTTCAATTTTAAGTATACACAGCAATTCTAACCAATTTGGCAGAAGGTATAAAGAGCTTGTCTTAAATAATGTACATGAACGCGTTATACTTTCTAGTTCCTGCCTGCATCAAGTGTAAATACTACCAATCTTACCTCATCCCCCGTAAGTATGACGATTTGGCCAAGTGTATGAAATACAACACGACGTATGCAGAAGAGGCGAGGGCAAATCATAAAAAATGCGGTCTCGAAGGGAAATGGTTTGAACCTATAAAGGGTTGAGGATACGCTGATCACCGCCACGTTCTACACGATAGATATTTTCAAGAGGTGGGAAACGTGCTGTAGGATGTGATGTTGAAAACTGATAGAGGACTTGTTCCATCAACATGGACGTACTGATATTCTTTAGGAATTCTTCCGTTCCTTTTTTGAATCCAAAGATTTCGCTGTTGTTCCATGCATGTACATGACTGCATGTGGATTGAAGGACGATCTCGATGTAAGGAGGAACTTGGGTCAAGATGGGTTCTATAGGAAAAAAGTATCGTGCAGTCACTTTAAGGATGTGGGTATAGGGAAGTAGTTGTTCTTTAAAATGGTCGAGTGCGTACAGAATGGACTTGGCTTCGTAATGGGAGGAGGTGGGTTCATTTTCCAAGTTAAAGGAACATAGGTTAAGGCGAGAGTGTTGAAATTCAGGAAAGGTGTAGCCGCTGGATTCGACCAAAAATATAGGTAAATTCGTTTTGGTTAACCAATCGTGGATGGCTCGTCGATAATATTCTTTTCGATGATCGAGGGGATTCGCGGTTCTTACACAAGAAGTAAGAAGGACGGCCCACATAGGGTTAGTTAAGGATTTTTGAACGGTGGACCGAACGAATATTATCTCTTACTATACTATGGCAAAGTACGCTAGTCGCTCAAAAGGCAAGAAAGGCAGGAAGGGAATGTCGCGGGGACGGATGAGTACCAAGGGGTATTTCAGACGGGGTGGGGACCCGTTGAGTCAGACCCAATTGGATTTTTTAGAGTCTAAGAAAATTGACCCAAGTAGTGATTTGAATCTTTCTTTAGCAATATTGGAGGATGAGGCCGATAAGTCAACGTTACGAGAGATAATTGCCACACAAAACAGCAAAACTTCTGTGGCCCCACAAATGATCAATACTTCTGGGGCCACACAAATGATCAATCCTTCTGGGTCTGCTACCGTCACATTTGAACAGGCTCAAGCAGATGTTAATGCATTGTTACATGATACAATTCAACATACAGATGAGACAGATGAGGCTGCCATTACCGGATTGTTATCGCTTAACAAATATTCTTCTTTAACAGAAGAAGAAAGAGCAGAACTGATTAAAATGAGGGTCGGCGGCCGTCGCAAGTCCAAGCGCCGCAAGACCCGCCGCCGCAAGACCAGACGGTAATTTATTGATTTCATTTTATCACAAAATGAAATCAAATCCTCTAACGACGCGTTTTTCTCAATTTGCGTCGTTTTGTTTTACGCGTTTTACGTAGTCGTCCCGTAAACGTCGGATCCACGAACCAATAACTGTAATCATCCAAGTACAATTCATGACGTTCTAAATATTTTGGCAACTCGTATTTCCGGACGAATGCAACCGTCTGCTTTCTTGACCTGACGGTTATGTTATTATCATCGATGAACTCAAACATCGATTCAACCGGCATATCATCCATGTAGCGACCCATCGACCAAATGGTATATCCTCCTTCTGTCACTCCAATCTTACTGGTTCCAATACAACCGTACACTCCTGGACTGCGTTCGACGATCGCCTTATAAATGATGCCTTGACCATCTTCGGACGCAATACGAAAGAAAAATGGAACTTCGGGAACATCCTCTTCAGCTGCCATACTATATGCCTATAAATTAGTATACACGTCCTGATTTTCCAAATAAGGTTGTTTCATGTACTCAATCTCTTTTTCTTGAGTATCGATCATTTGTTCTACAAACGGAAGGATCTTGATTTTCTGGGTCTTCAATCGTTTACCCATGTGAACTGCCATCGAGTGATGCGGAATCATCCCTAATAGAAAATGACTCTCGGTCACAAAGAGTTGAGTCCGTATACAGAAGATCATGAATCCAGCGAGAGTAAGACCGGTTATACTGATGCCTACATCGCCGTGCATCGCCGCCATAAAAAAGAGCATCCATCCGGACATGAGTAGAATCATGTAGACATCGTTGACACTTAAACGCATGTCGTCCACTTTATCGACCCATACATTCATCGTGGACAATAGACCCGATAAGAGCATGATACAAAACATCGATCCGTACATAGTAAAATTGAAGCCATCTATTTAAATGGTTAACGATAAAATGGAAAGGCTGCCGGACGACATTATCCGACACATTCGATCCTATGTCTTCATGCATTCGTGGCGAGCGGATCTTCATCTGGATAAGTTGGAATCAAGGGCGAATTCCTACAAAGGAACGTTAAATCATTATATGTATTGTCGACCTTTACGAAGGTACATTCGTGAGTATACTAAAAAAATGGCGAGGCTGATTTGGCATCCGGTTCAATTAACGGTTGTACGAGAGTGTATATTGGCGAGAGAAATGACGTCGACTGAATATTGGATGGAACTCGTGCTTCTGTCGCAAGAAGAAGGATGCGAAAATCCATTTGAATGGAATGGATGTGACAATCCATTTGAATGGAAGGGATGTTTAACGCGAGAACTTTATATGGAAAAGTGTTTAAGTCTTTCCGGTCTCTGAATCGACCTTCTTCTTCGCTCGAGGAAGTTTAACGCCTAAAATCTTTTCGAGTTTGGCGATGAAGGCGTTGTTAGGAGCCGCCTTACCATTCTCATACTTCTGGATGACATCGGCAGTCACACATACTTGTTTGGCAAGATCTTCCTGCGACATCTTTTTTGCCATACGTGCCTGCATGATCGCCTTCTGGATCGAATACGACATCTCGTGCGTCATCTAATTATCTATCCACCCAACGTTTATATCCATTTAAAAATTGAATCTTGACAAATCCTAGATACACAAACAACATGGATCAACTTCCTGACGACGTTGTACGACACATTCGATCCTTTTTGAAGGTAGTATCATGGCGAGCGGACATGCACTACCAAAAGCTTCTTCATAGGTATAATGCACTCCAATTTGATACGCTTCGTATTCGACCTCATGTGATCGATTATGACAAGTTTTATATTTACAAATTACCCGATGATCCTTATTACACACAAATTTCCAAATCGGATGAATGTCAGGTAAATCATATGAAATCACAATACATGTATGCCTATAAGAAACCACTTCTTGAATATTTGATTACGTATCGGGCCCAAACCATACAAGATGCATGGAGTTTGACATCATCTTTCCGTCTCTTGGGTATACAGGTGGACGGTATACTGTCCTCCTCAAAATACAAAAATCTATTGATGGATCGAGGTGTTTGGGAAGGGGTTTATGATAAAACGTGGAATGGATGTATAACGCTGAAGGAATACAAGAATGCATGTACGTTATACAGGTTTCCTCCGATCGAGTAAATTGAATTATATTTTTTAGAGGTATTCTTCTAAAATGGATCAATTACCCGACGACATCGTACGACACATTCGATCGTATCTCTATATCATTTCATGGCGTTCGGAATTTCATTATGCCAAGCTTTTGAAACGCTTCAAAGAATGTACCTTTGAAACGATTCCTGCAAGTCTTAAAGCATTTTGTATTGAAAGTCCTGAATATTTTACGTTTCCTCATCCGCATGGGTATTACATTCGTGTATACAAATGGGACGTGGGTGGATTGAGGATGATGAAATTGTCCTATCTACGTACGTATATCGATCCTCTACGTAAATACTTGGAACAGTATCGTGAACAGAACGCCGCGAATGCATGGAGCGTGAATACTTCGTTTGTCTTGTATGGGTATACCATCGACGGATTCACCGAGGAATACCCCTTACTTTTACTAGAGGCGGCTATCCGTGAAGCGGGGAATGATTATTACTTGTGGAAGGGATGTATACCGTTGGATCGGTATAAAAAAGCGTGTATTCATTTCCCTTCCTTAAAAAATTGTTATGAGTAAGTATACTGAATCTTATCAGAAATGACAAGTGTTCAAATTAAGGTGACGACGGATTGGGAAACGTTGGAACGGGTTCGTCCAAATGGAAAGATGGTCGATGATTTGGTAGATACGTTTCAGGAGTTGTTCAAGACAAGGGTAACCGCGAAATGTAAGTTTAAGGAATCGCATGTACTTCTTACGATCTTGGATTTAACGAAAGAAGTGTTGCCTCTCTTATGGTCCTTTAAAGAGGGACCTGTACCTTTACTGATACAACAGGATATGTATACACTACGACTCGTTTAACGACCCGTCCATACTTTGATGAGGGGTAAATAATTATAGGTTTGAATCGAGTTGATCGAGATTCCCCATGGACAATAGGCATGAATGTTGCCGTGAAGTGTTGTTTTTTTCCCGTTCTTTTGTAATAAACATGCGATGACGCGTTCAAACGAACACCGATTATATCGGGTCAGAACATGCGGTAGTAATTTACTCAGGTTATACTTGCTATTGATTTCATACAAGTAGTCATACGTTATGATGGACATGCATCCAAAACATCCTTTCCATAAGGATTTATTTTCATAAAACTCTAACAATTCAGGATCGTCGAATTGCTGAATCATGTGTGTTTCATCCTGAATTTGATCCCAATCGTGTTCAAACTCCCATAACATCTTATAGGTGTCTGTATGGGTATTCATAGGAGCATTCACAAATACGGAATCATGAATGATGACGGCTTTATCGAACAATTTATTCTGTAAATAGTAGTAATAGGGGAGCAATTCTCCTCGACAGGGATATTCGCTGTGAATAAGAAGTGTTTTATACAGAGGACGAGAATTGATGTATTTTTGTTGACTGTTATCATCGATGATGAGAATTGTATTTTCTGGATAGAATTTTCTGATGCGATCATAACAAATATTCCAATATTGATTGGTTAAATCACTATTGACGTGTCTTAAGATAATAAAGCCTAGGGATTCCATACAAGTATGGATTAAAATATTTTGTCCGGTTTACCTTCTCCGTGTAGGTGATACGGGTAATTCACGCTGAAGTTTTGCCCATACACGAGCCGCCTCTTGGGTAGACTTGAGTTGGGTGGCCTTTAGAGTATCGTTTACTTTTTTATACCGATCGGTAGCGGTTTGCGCTTCTCTCTGTTTTTGAGACAACGAATTTTCCTTAGTACGAAGTTGATCTTGTAATGCATTCCTCTCGGCCGTAAGGTCTTCGATGACAATCGTCAACCTTTCCACATCTTCTTTCGCAATTTCAACGTTTTGAAATAAGGTATGAAGAGTGGAATCCATTTGATGGATGGAATCAAGTTCTTTGAATATATCCAAGAGGGTTTCCCATTTTCGAAGTTCAGGCATGTCATTCAGTTTTAATAAGGCGACTAATTCTTGTATCATGTTTAGTGTGGATTGAATACGAGGAAGATCTTTGTTTTGAAGAGTTTGTCGACAAGACAATATGGTTTTTGAAATAAGTTGTTGGATACCTTCTTTGAGTTGTCTATCTTTATGCATTTTGGAAAGCGTAAGTCTAAGCTTTTGTACAACGTCTTCTTGAGCTTGCACTTGGGCTTCCCATGTACGAGATGCTGTTTTGGATGTTTTTACATGTTGTTTAGATTCGTAGATAGAGGATTCGATTTGTTCGATGGCGTCTTCAATCTTTTGTTCTTCTTTCGTAGGTCGAGGGGCAGATTTACGTTCTTTGATCGGTACAGAGACAGATTTTCGTGTTTGAGTTCGTCCTGCCATTCGTTGACTTGGGGGTGGCGGAGGGCGAATGCGAACCTGTTCAGTAGGAACTTGAGATACATTTAAACCTCTCGGAATAGTACGTCTACTCATAGTATACCTAAATATAATTCGATGTATATTCTACATAAACATACCTTTCCTTAGTATGAACGAGAATATTTTTGCGTATCGAAGAGTTATCCCTCCCCATCTGTATACGTGTTGGCATACGAAGCTTCCTCCTTGCATGAAAGAAAATTATGATTGGATGGTCCGACACAATCCAGAAATGACGTTTCATGTATATGACGAATCCTCGTGTCGCCAGTTCATTCAAGAGAACTTTGATCCATGTGTCGTGGACGCTTACGACATACTCGTTCCTTATGCCTATAAATCCGATTTGTGGAGGTATTGTATACTTTATATTCATGGGGGCATCTATCTGGATATTAAATACCGATGTGTACCGCCATTCAGGTTAGTGGAACTTACGGAAAAGGAACATTTCGTTCGAGACCTTACAGAAGGGTGCGTCTATACTGCGTTGATTGTCGCTCGACCTCGAAATGAGATCATGCTTCGGTGTATACACCAGATTGTGCATCATGTGAAGACGCAATTCTATGGACGACATGCACTTGATCCGACAGGTCCAGGGTTGTTGGGGTATTGGTTTACATGGGAAGAACGCAAACAACTTCCTCTGTACCATCGACTCATCTTCAGGGATCGGGTGGTAAGGCAGGTGGTAGGAAAAGAGGTCATGTTAGAAGATTATTCGCAGTATAAGGAAGATCAAAAACAAGTTCAAAAAAAGTATTATGCGGATCTATGGAAGGAACAATCTATTTACTTTCAAAATGACCCCATTCCTCTGGAGTGAGAATATGGTAAAATTCCATTCCGTCCATGACTTGAACGCCAAATTGGAGAAGCTGATGAAATTTGTATCCTTCCGTGGTGAAGGAAGTAAAGTGAAATTCGGTATAGTTGAGATGAGGCCGTCGCATATCGGGGGACATGTAGCAGTCTCCGTGAATTCCCCATCGATAGGAGTCGACGATTCCGATCACGCTGCTCAACGGAATGGAACAGAAATAATGAACGCCGATGGAACCCATGTTGCGTCTCCTCCATCGACCCAAACTCTGTTCAATTTTTAACTACATTAGGGAAGATCGACATAGAGGACGTTGGGAGGTGAAGATACGCTCAACTTGGTAAGAAGTAAATACAACATGATACATAGAGCAAATGAACACTTGATATCGCGAGCTCCGTGTTCGATGTACATCGCTAGCTCCATGATTAACCCTTCCTTTCTAAAAAATGTATATCAATTATTTGTAGTCTTATAGTCCGAGTAGTTTACACGCGTCATCTAACCGAGGAGTTCCTTTATGGAGTTCGATGAAGTGTAGGAGTTTTGTATAAGAATCGACCGGCGATTCTAATGGTGGATCCGGTTCTGGAACTAATTTCTCTAATACTGGCTCTGGAACAGGTAATTCTGTGTCGAGAGATCGTAAGTTCGGATCTATAACATCCGAACATGAAACGAACTCCTTGTAATTCTTTTTGGGGGCAACTTTACGCACAGGTTCTTTGAGTTTGGTCTCCTTGCATTTTGGTTCAGGTTCGCACTTTTCACTATATTTTTGGATCAACACCTTTGAATATTCCTTCCTCAATTCATCAATCAACCTTTTGCACTGAATAGGAAACACGTCTTGCAATTGATTTTTATTTTCTTGGATTCCTACCAATTCATCCAACATCTTATTTCCGTCTTCTGTATCGTAGTGAACGTTTGCATGTACCCAATACCTACACCATCCTTCGAAGTTTGCTCGCTTCGATCCTGTCATTTTTTCGATGGATACGGTTCCGATCGGATAGTTTGATTTATAGATGGTAATCGGGTCGTGCATATCGGTCCAGCTGGATCGGTTTGCAGGAGATGGTGGAGGGTTGAAAACTTCCGTCGCATGAGGAGATACCCATGTGCCACTACCTCCTACGGGAGGAGAGTCCTCGTACGGTGCATAAAACTCCAGATAGAAGGTTCCTACACGATCCCATGATTTTAGAGGTTCTGCGGGAGAACTTTTGGTTTCAAATCGATCTTTCCCGAATCGAAGGATTTCTTTGCTAGAATCCGTAACATATCGATATGTATCATCTTTCTTATAGATGTTGATTTGATTGTATTTCGTACCCAGTGTAGGCTGTACTTGGCGAGAAGGATTGTATTTGGGCATTTCAAAACTCTTATGGGTAGAATGATCAAACCCTGTAATGACGGTATTAAATCTTCCAAACTTGTAAGCAATTGATTTTTCTGGATCCAGAGTATTATGTTGATGAATTTCAAACTGTTCTTGGATGGCATCCCATGTAGATTGGACAAAGGGAAACCAAATGGTCGTCCCTGACTCGCGCTCCATTTGTAGATGAAATAGGTCAATCTCTTCTGGTGTAGATTGCCTTATTACGATTGCGTCTTTATACTTCCACGTCGTATAGATTTCGTCCCAAGGCACAACTGCCGTAGTGTATTGTCCTCGTATTAAACTAATGACCAACGTGTGGGATGTATTGGACAAGATCCGAAGACCTACTTTACCGCCGATGTTAAAGCTTCCAATACTTTTGTGTCGTCGTTGGGGGCGATACATGTCAAACATATTGAATAGAGTTGTCTGAGACATGCCAACACCATCATCACTCATGCATATTTCATGTTCATTCTTGTAGAAGTGTATGCGTTTGGCATCTGCATCGGTGCTATTCGCAATAATTTCATCTAATGCGCTGATGACATTAAATCCTTGACGACTGCCCAGCGTTTCCAAAAATCCACGCTCGTTAATAGATCCAGCTCGAACCTCGGTATCCATGTTTGCATCCTGTACCTATCTCCACGAAGTTCAATTTTTAGTCAATATAAAAGGTTTCTCTTTTATGTGGATTTTGTAGACGAACAAGATGATCTTCCAAATACGGTGAAATGACCATCGACGTACTTAACAAATTATTGTAGTCGGATAACACCTCTTTTAAAAACGGTATGCCTTCGGTATCTCGATGATTGCGTGATAATTTAAGGCATGAACTTATTTTTATCGTCAACAGTTTATAGCCGTGATAGGCAGCCAAACTGTTTTCCATCCCTTTGTGTATACCGACAAAGAGTTCGACCGCCGAGATGCATGCACACATCAAACTAATCATGCAATTGACGACACTCGTCGTCTGCTGAGGAATGTAAGCAGGCAATCCTACACTGAATACTGAATTCATACTTGAAAAAATGATGATGGGAATCCGATAATAATAGAGTTGACACTTTAGATACAAGTATTGTTTTCTGTGTTCTTCTTGTAGGTAATCGGCATTTTCATTTACATTACGAAGTACTTCTTCGATATCATCGGTCCAAACAGGATCCGATTGTTCCATATAAAATAACAATATAATTGAACCAATCATCGATGAGTATCTCCTCCACATGTTACCTCCTGAGCTGGTTCGATACATTTACGAGTTTGTCGTTCCTGTAGGAGTATCTTGGAGAATGGAACATCATCTAAAGGTTATTGCTAACCAAGCAAGATTGACTCAGTTTCAGAACATTCGACATCATTATGTAGATGAATTACCGGATCGATACAGTGTACGGCCCTCTCTTAAAGGGTATGTGAATGCATCGATCCTCTACAAGGATGACATTTACAATTTAAAAAAAATATGTTGTACTCTATGGATTCAGGAAAGGAAAACGTATGTCGTTCGCTATTTGAATGAAGTGTACGAACGAGTATGGAATCCATATCGACCGGTCGAGGTATTGGGTCGACAGATCAAGTGTACCATTTCAAATTATGCGTATACACGATTATTAATGGTGGAAGCGATGTTTGCGAATGGATTTGTGGACGGGAATTGGGCTGGATGTGTACCTCGCGATGCCTACTGTACAGAATGTATCGTTAACTGGTCGATGTATTAAATTGAACCAATCATCGACGAGTATTTTTTCCAAACATGTTGCCGCCCGAATTGGTTCGGTACATTTACGAGTTTGTCGTGCCGCCTCGCGTGTCATGGAGGACAGAACATCATCTGAAGGTGTTGACCGATCAACTTCTCGATGTCAAGTTTCCAAACATTCAACACAATTATTTGGACGAGGAGACAGACAGGTATACTCTACGGAACCACTGTTTAAAGGTATACATTCCCGATTCGGTCATCGACAAACAAAATCCAGACATCGAACGATTCAAAAGGTGTTGTTGTCATGTGTGGTGGAGAGAGCGAAGCGACTATATCGATCAATATCGTAAATATGTATATTACAGTGCATGGAATCCATACACTCCTACGCATGTTCTTGGAAAGTATATCCAGTGTACACTGCCGGATCGAGCGTATACAAGACTCTTAAGAATTGAATCCATGCGTACGAATGGATTCATGAATGGGGAATGGTCTGGATGTGTCCCCCTAGAGGCGTATCGTACCGAATGTATCGTTAACTGGTCGATTTACTAACGGGTTTTACGGGAACGGACCGCGTAGACCTTATGGCCATAAGACTTATTCCTCCGGAAGCGACCATCGAGATGAGTATGGCGGCGACGGCTTGAATTTCGCTTACCATATACTAAGGATTTATTTTTTTTAGGTCGTTTTAAATGTCCAGTACTCCATGCCATTTGGAGTCCATTTTCTTCTGCGAACTGTTGAGCACTCTGTCCTCCAACATCGTCGTTGGGGACTGCTCCATGTTGAATCATGAGATGAATACGGTCCATCGGAATATTTTCTGTTTCTACATCGATCATTTCCGCCTCTACCAAAAGAACAAGTGCATTCTCTCCGTTCGCATTCCTCTCTGCCAACATCGTCCTTCGAAACTGACGAAGTGGACCTGCGGGAGAGTTTTGTTCTACACGTAATCCAAGTTCGAGAATCGTTTGAATCCACTCGGTTCTCAAAAAAATAGCGGCATACATGAGAGGTGTATTTTCATTCCCTTCTTCGGTATCCTTTGCAGAAAGTGATTCGGAAATGATTTGAGGGGTAGCATTCTGAAGGCGGGTCAACTCTTCCATCACATGAGGATAAGGTCGATTTGGGTCATACCCATCCATGTAGATGGTACCAAGGAGATTGACCAACCGATTCATAAAGTAGATGAATATTTTATGGGTTAAACATTTTCAAAGTCCATCGGTTTGTCCTTGAAGATATGAAGTCGTCCTGTGACGAGTTGAGAGATGTTGTTCATACGTAGATAACGTTTCATAAGATCTTTTGCTGAATGGACGTTGGTCACTTGTCCTATCGGTGATAGTAAATTTTCTACGGTTCCATAATGGGACTGTTCGGGAGGAAGGCCTTGCCCATAAACAAGGTTAGGAACGTAAGGATACAAATTATTCATTTCAAATAATGTATTGATACAAGCCAATAAAAATAGATCATGACTTTCATTTTTTATGGCTGAATTTACTGCAAATCTTGATATCGTCGGCCTTAGCCATCCAAACCCTCTCGACTTTCCACATGTGGAACCATCTACTGTACACGATGGAGTGGAACAAATTTCTAGATATACATCTTTTGAATTTCGCTCTTCATTAAAGTAGCACCTACCATAATCGATGATTTTAGGAAGATATTTAGATGTGAAGGAGACCCCTTCATCATGATAGATATATTCAACCGGAGAATCCAGTTCCATGATCATGACATTACCGGGATGCAAATCATAATGAGTAAACCGTTTGGCGAGGGAAGAGAGTGCTTGATAAATCATAAATAACATTTTATGAAGGTCATTCCGAATAAATTCTACATTGACAAACATGTCTTGTAGTGTCTTTCCCTCGACATGTTGAAGTAAGAGGGATAACTTATCCGAGTGTTGACACGCCACATCAAAATTGGTTCCTTGAAGGGTAAGATCTGTTTTCAACTGAGAAATGTCGATGATGTCGCGGGTTCGGGTATAGATCCCGTAGGTGAACAGAAATACAGGATACTTGGGTAACATATGGTTGACGAAATGTATACCTGCCATGTATTCGTACATGAGATTATCGGAATAGAGATTTTTGGAAGATTTAAGTACGGCAACCGAGGAGTATCGTTTTCCAGGTAGTTCGTATTTGATACCTACGGTATCTCCGTTTGCTCCAGATGAAAGCGGCGTCATGAAGATGACATGATTAAACCGATTGTATTGAAAGAGTTTGTTGAGTTCTAGGACACGAGTTCCAAAAGCAAGACATGTACCGGATCGACTGCATACGATGGAAAGGTACCATTCCGAATTTCGCATCGCGGTTTTAATGGTGGAGAGTGCCTTTTGTGATGTTGCCGTTTTCATATTTTTTTTGAAGGTTTCAGTAAGGGGTTTGGGTGTTTTACCCTTGGGTTCGACGGGTTTGGTGCGAGGAAACACAAAATTCATGTTCCATCGAGGAATAAACTTTGTCATAAAATCGGAGACTCTTCGAAGGGTCGAGGGTTCACGTATAGGGAGAGGAGGACGAGGAGCAGGGAGAGGAGGACGAGGCATAGGTCTAGGTGTAGGTCTAGGCGTAGGGCGTGGCGCAGGGGGTGTAGGAGCTATATCATCGACAGCAACAATCCGCGACCGATGTTTTACATGTCTTGGAACAGGAGATTTCCGAGTTTGTTTTTTTGGTGGTCTAGGTTCAACACGAGTTTGGTTCTTTCTATCAGTGAAGGCTCGTGTATCTCGATTCGGAGACGCCACATTCTCCCGAACCACATCAAACCGAGGATAATGTAAAGGGAATTTTCGATGAACGAGATTCATCATTCTCCCCAGTAAACGTCGACTGTCTTGAAGAACACTACGAATGGACTCTACATACATATCCAAGTCGCCTACCATCAAGTCTTGTTCAATCATCGTTATTTTTAGTAGTATGTGATTACATATTCGGATATAGTGAGCCTCTTTAAAATTTTCGGTATTCATCGTCTCTTCTGTATCGGCAAGGAGTCGCACAAGTGCAATATTAAGTTTAGACAAACTTATCACCACCGGATGGAAAGGAGATATTTTTTCGGAGATATGTTTGGTAATCATTGTAGATCGACCCTGAATCTTACTCAACAGAGATTTAAATCGTTCTAGCTCTTCAGGGTTCATACCATACACATATATTTTTTAAGAATATCATATTGTTGTCCGACGACAGTTTTTTCAGGAGCAAAGATAGCGTTTGTATAATTTTCAAGGAGCAATTCGATTGTCATTCCTGTTGCATATGAAAACCCCAAATAAATCAAAAATAGTGCTACAAAGGAGTATACAGATTGTCGCGTGATGGATTCATGAAGCGTAGCCAAAGGAACAAGTTTCAATAACGTAAGACTAACTGCGATAAAATAAAAAATAAAGAAGGGGTCGTTTTGATTCAAGATCATTCCTGTGATGATCGCAACATTAAACCACACTGCAAACCATAGCGCAAAAATAGGGCTATAGGTTAGGATACGCAATTTATAAAACATCCACCATAGAAATATCCAAATGGAGAAGAGATAGACGAGTTCCATATGTTATCTGTTTATTAATTGCGTTAGCCATTTAAACAAACTAAATCTATGTAGTATAACCATGAATCTATTATTACAAAGGGAACAACATGAACAAACCATGATTCAGTTTTTAACCACGTTCAATAAATACGACGACAAAATGAAACGCTGTATTTATATTTATGGTCCGCCTGGATGCGGTAAGACCACCTTTGCCTTAACCATCCTGAAAAATCTTCATTACGATGTCATTAAATACGACGCATGTGATCACCGTAATAAAACCACCATCGAAAACATTAACATTCATAACGTGTCCGATAAGAATGTCATGGATTCTTTTTTAAAACGAAAAACGAGTATGGCCATCTTGATGGATGATGTGGATTATATGAATAATGGAGATAAAGGGGGAATCAATTCGCTCATTAAGCTCGTTCGTCCTAAAAAGACAAAGCGTCAAAAAACGGAGACGATTTCTCACATTCCAATCATTTGTATCGGTCTTCCGAATCAAGAAAAGAAGATGAAGGAGCTGATGAAGTGTTGTATTACGATTGAAATGAAAGAAGCGAATCCCTCTCAGATTTTATCGCTATTGACGACCTATGCTCCCGAGTATACTTCCGTCGCGCATAAAATAACAAGTCTCAAGAAAGCCTTTCAGGTCATCGAGATGCATCATCAAAATTTTCATGGAGACATGGATATGATTTTATACCATAGTATACACGAGGATTCAAAACAGTCCACCTTAAGGATCATGAATTCGGAGTGTTCTTTGTCGGATTATGATAAAATGAATGATACGGATCGGTCGATCATTTCTTTGTTATGGCATGAGAATGTCATCGATGTACTTCAGAAGATGAAACAAAAGGATATGATTTGTCTGTATACTAAAATTCTTAAGGAATTATGTTTTGCCGATTATGTAGATCGTATTACGTTTCAAAAACAGTTGTGGGGATTTGGCGAAATGAGTTTTATCTTGAAAACTTTCTATACGAATTATTTATTGAAAAAGGAAAACAAATACAAACTGAGTGATGTCCGATTTACCAAAGTCTTGACGAAATATTCGACAGAATATAACAATACGATTTTCATTCAACGGATCTGTTGTGAATTGTCGATGGACAAGAAGGATATGTTTCAGTACATGACGAAAATACGTACGACGATGACCGAGCCCGTCATCTTAGACCATTTGAATCAGTGCATTACGTTGTTAGATCTGCATCGATTGTACCGATACATGGATAAGATTTCGGATGTGTAAAATTGATATGGGATTCATGACACTCCGCCGGATAACGATGGAGCGTCATGAGATAACGGACGAACAGAACGCAGAGTATCTTCAGTCTTTGTATGAGGATGAAATGAAGGAAATCCTTCGACGAATTGAAGAGCTGGAACTGAAGGAACGAAAAGAGAAGGAGCCTAAGGAACCCCCTAAGGAACCCAAGGAAGATCCGAAGCCGACCCTTCAGGAATTACGCGCACTACGTCTCGCTCATTTTAAGCCTTGAACATCTCGGCCAGCGCTGCCACCGTTGTCTTCTTGTTATCCAACGTGTACACTGCATTCATCTTAGGAACAATATATCCAATCGGTATATTTTTTTCTTCCAACAACAATTCATGCTTTCCCTGATCTTCCTCCGATACATAGAAATACGCGAATGGATTTCCGTTGTGTTTTAGCGTCTTACGTTTTCGAACTTCTTCTTTCAGTTGACGATGTGCCTCCGTATCATCGTCATCAATATTCGGATGGTACATGAGTTCTTCGTAATTCTCCGTTGCCACTCCGATGCAGTGTCCATACAATTGACAATCGATCGCTGAATCGCGTACACACTGAAGAATCGACGTATTGATTCCGGTTTTTCTCTGCGCCAAACGGTACATGTACTCATCGGTCGTACGAGGTGCTCCATCTTCGATATCTCCCTTTAAGACTTCAGGAATCGCTCCATTAAAATCAGGAAACTTCATCAAGTACATGTGCACTTCGACCGTCTGATTTACTTTGGAAAGCGTATTATGACTGCAAATACGCCGAGCACGACCGATGACTTGATCTAAACGCACTTGATTCCAGTACGGCTCCATGATGTGAACATACTGAACATTCTTCAGTGAGATTCCTTCCGCTCCCGCTGCCGTAATGATAAAGAGATTGAAATTCAGTTTTTCAGCGGCTACCCTCAGACTGTCCGACAGAGAAGACCATCGTTTATTGAAGATATTACGGATGACTTCCTTTTCTTCGGCTGATTTAGTACCTACATACGTCACATACAGAGGCTTCGACAGAGCATTCTCTGGAAGATTGAGAACCCAATCCCCACCCACACGCTTAACGCGACATTCGGCGTATCCTCGTGCATCCAGAAGCTTGGTAAATAGCGTAATTCCTTCGATGGTCAAGAATTGACTGTACAGTAAATGAAGACCGGTTTTGGAAGAAATGGTATTGAAAATCTCTTCGTATTTAGGACTGTACGCGCTAATGTTTTGGGTATAATCTGAACCGTCTAACGCTTTGTAAAAGGTACCTAATGTTGAGATTTCTTCCGCGGATACTTCTTCTTCAAACTCAAGTTCTTTTTCAAAGAGTTTTCCGGGACGCATCCCTCGAATTTCTGTAGGATAGGTCGTATTGCACAACATACGGGTTACAATACGGTACGTACTCGAGGTATCATCATCTTTGGGCTTCTTTTCTTTCTCTTTTTCAGCGGCACGAAATACCTTGTACTCATCAAACTGTTGTTTGGACATCGGAATCTCATGCATGACGGTTTCTTTCAGGACGGGCATCAGACTCGTTAAATCGGGGAAATAGGAGACGAGACCGGCAATACGCGAGGATAACATGCGAAGATTGACTGCTTTTCCGTCTCGAATGAATAAGGTTTTAAATTCTTCTGGGTTGGAAGGAAGAGCCGTATACTTCTTTTTGACCACGGTACCCCCTCGCTTCGTGATGAATTCGGTCAACCGATCTTCAAAGGAAGAGGTGTCTTGTTGAGTATACATGACTTCATGTTTCTCTCCATGAGAAAAACCGTTTGGCGTTGCCGTAATGATCATACGGTTCTGTTTTCGTATCGTACAATCCACATCGGGGAACTCTTTTTGAATCTCGGCTTCGGTCATGCCCGGCAACATACATTCCCATGCCTCGATGTATCCTCGAAGGATGTTGAACAGTATACTGATTTCATACGTATAATTGATGATGGGAGTTCCGGTCAACATGACAATCTTACAGTTTTCCGCTTCCATCAAAAGTTCATAGATTTTCGAAGAGGTATGATCCTTTTGACCCAGTTTATTGACAATACGAGAGACAAAGTTATGCGCTTCATCAATCATGACCACCTTATTGGAGAAGAGATTCTTTCCACCGGGTAAGAGAAGCTTGGAAAAGTTTCGAACATCAATCCCGTTGTAGTGCAATAAAGTATACTTCTTTTTAATCATGATATCAATCTGTCTCAGAACGAGCGCTTGATCGGCGGCGGATAAGCTTGTAAAATTGGTCGCCGTATCCGGATCCCCAATCCACAACCCCTTTTGTTTGTTCTTGGACACAAGATCCGCTTTACTGAGGCATCGATCCAAGAGTTCATCCTCACTCGGATTGATTTCCCATCGCCAGTACTGTTGAGGTGTATACAGAGGATCACCACACTTTTTCAACTCTTGCAAGAAGTTCGTTTCGAGGGATGCTGGAGTAAGAACCACGATGTCTTTGTACTGCTTCATTCCTTCGGAAATGAGAATGGAGGAACAGGTCTTGCCGGATCCTAACCCATGGAAAAGAAGTATACCGCGGTAAGGCGTTTCTACATTCATGTACTTTTGGACCAAGAGCTGGTGCGGCAACGGGGTAAGCTTCTTATCATCGGCAAGATCTTCACA